AGACGTCATGCTTCAATGCTACCACCTTGGCGCGCGGGACCCTAGGCGGGATGGCAAGTTTGGGGGCGTCCGTGAGCGGGCATGGATGTACCCAGAATGCTAGCATTCTACCTGCCTCCTCATGCCCTTAGACACGACCCTACGCCCCCGGAGGGGCGCGAGGCGCATCAGCGCATCATGTGTCGTGCGAGGGGAAGTAGGCGCGAATCGTCGCGCATTCAGGGTCGTCATCGTCGAAGCATGCGCAGTAGTCGCAGTGATGCATGGGGCAGAGCGATGCATCAAGTCGCAGTTGCGAGAGGTAGTGAATCGAGAAAGGGTCGGGGCGCAAGATGTTGAGGAGGTCGATGAGTTCGTAGAAGAGCGCATCGATGTCGAAGTTGTCGTCAGCAGGCGCGCAGTCGAAATTTTCGCGATAGTAGTTGAGTTCAAGATTCGTTTCGTCGAGGCGATCGTCGTCATCGAGAATAAGCATGTCGCGCAGCATTTCGTTAGCGAGGTCGGCGGTCGTCATGTAGTAGGGAGGTTCGGTGGCGCGTTCGAAGTCGGGCGCGTTCGAAGTCAGCGCGTCAAGGCGAAGGCGCGCGTCGTAGGGGCGAAGGTCATTCGTTGTGTTCGTCATAATTCAATGCTAATGCATCAGCGGGCGAGGGTCAAGGCGGTAGGCGCGAATGTGAGCGGGTCAGGAGCGACCAGATAGCTAGCATTCTACCCTCCACACCCGACAGCCGCAGACGGCCTCCTGGTCCGCCGCACACACCTCAAACCCCCGCCTGTTTTATGACGAACAGTGGCGGGGGCGAGGTCCTCGGGAGCGCTTGGGGCACTCCTCAGGAGGTCAGTGTTCCCACCTGTCCTCGAGCACCCAGCCTTGGTGGGTGTTCTCGGGCAGTAGGGCGACGAGGTCGGCGAGCACCAGAGCGACCTGCTGGAGGCGCTCCTCGGAGTCGGTGTCGATGTTGATCAGGATCTGTGCCATGTCATTCCCCTCCCAGGGTCACGAAGTCGTTGCCGAGACCGTTGCCCATGGTGTCGGCGTCCCAGTAGCAGTTCACCGAGTCCTCAGTCGGGCAGGGCTGCAGCCCGTCGGGTCCGTCGGTGGCGATCACGATGCCCCAGCAGAGCATGACTCCGGCAAGCAGTCCCACTGCGAGCGCGGCAGCGATGCGGTCCCAGCGGACCCGGATTCGGGTGTAGGTTGAGCGGCGGTTCATTCAGTCCTCCTCGAGCATGGGGGCGATGACGAGATCCCAGTAGATGTCGGGTTCGTCGAGTTCAAGTTGCGAGAGCATCAGCGGATGTTCTTGCGGGTGTGGGTGGTGCGGGGTGCGGTGCGCCCCTTGGTGGGGTCGAAGTTCGCGGTGCGCATCGAAGCGGCAAGGCGCGCGATGTTGTCGGCGGTGGGGCGGAGGTTGTTGTTCGTCATGTGATAATTATACCACCCCCCGCCCCAGTGTCTAAGGCATCTGCAGCAAGTTTTTTTATTCGTTCAGCTTCCGCATGATTTCGATCTCCCACTGGTCGAAGGTCAGAAGGATCTCGGCGCCCCAGTCGGCGTAGATCGAGTTGATCATGTCGACCGCTTCGGTGGGGGTGTACCCCTCATCCTCGGTCAGGTGGCGGTAGACCTCGCCCGTCGGGACGTATCCCGCGGGGGCAGGGGTCGGCGGCGTCCAGGGGAGGACGATCGCGATGGGCAGGTCGGTCAGGTCGGTGTTGTTCGTCATACTTCAATGCTATAGCATGCGCGCTCGAGGGTCAAGGCAACCCCGAAAAAATTAATATGCGCGGAATCCTTAGACACTCGAGCAGGGTGTGGTAGCATATATGCATGACGAACAACAAATACCCCAACCCCATCCAGGCACAGAACCTCGAAGTCGGCGATGTGATCGAAGACAAGGCAGGGATCGAGCACACGATCGAACGCCTCATCGATCTGCCGCACTCGGGGCGCACGCGCATCTACGACACCGAGGGGCGCATTCTGAACGCGCGCCATCAGGAAATCTTCTTCCTCGCCGAATAATCGACCCGCACCCCCGAAAGGGGCTCTGCGGCGTGTGTGGGGGGAGTGTTCCAAGCAGATAGCTAGCATTCCACACCAGCATGCGACGGCGCCATACGGCCTCGTGCACCGCCTGACACGCGGAAGCGCCCTGGGGCGCCCCCTCCGTGCTCAGTCGTCGAGGGAGAAGTGGTAGTGGAATTGTCGCATTGCCGCCTCGAAGATGTAATCCATAATCGTCATTGCAACGTCATCGTCGCCGGGGTGTGGGAGTTCGTCGATAATTGTGTCAGTTACATTCTCTACGAATGTATCAAACAGTTTCTCGATATCGCGCCCCTTGACGCGTTCGTCGATCGTAGCTTTCAGTGCGGATTCGATTTGGATGAATTCGTTGTTCGTCATACATCTATACTACCATACCCCGCATACCATGTCAAGGCGCAATAATTTGCCACGGAGTCGTTCCGTCGCGCTCATGCATGATATGATGGTGATATCGCACGATCAATAGGAGGAATGCAATGGCACGAAAGAAAGCTCCCCTCGCAACTTACAATGCGATCGAAGGCACCGTTTGCCGCGCATTGTACCAGCACCATGCGGGAATGCTAAACAACCTCGAATTCAAGTTCGAAACGGAAGAAGGCCCCATCATCGTGGTAATGCCTTTCGAAGTTGCGCGCGAAACGCTCAACGAGGGAATTGCCGCATATCAAACCATAATGCAACCACTCCGCATTGCCCGTCAAGTGCCATTCGGAGGGTAATTCGCCCCTCGATGCGCCCCCTGCAGCGGCATACGCGGCCCTGTGGGGGGGTGGAGAGTCGCCCCAGATAGCTAGCATTCTGCCTAGCCCCCCTGCCCGCGCCAGGAGCGCTCTGATGCCCTCGAGAACGCTCTCGTTCCCGTCCGTACAGAGCACGCTCCCGTCCCGAACTTCTGCCGAATACACACCAAACCACCCCCCTCGCGGGGGGCAGTTCGGAGCGATTTACTCGGAAGTCGCGAGTTCGGCGTCGGAAGTGTCGGCGTCGTCGATCGCATCGGCGGGCGCCTCGGGCGTTGCAGCGCGTTCGGCAGCCCACTTCGTGAACTTCGAAGTCAGCGAGCGAACTGCCTTCGCCTCGATCGCCCAGCGCCCGCCCTTGCCCGGCTGCTCGTCGGCGGGGGTCACGGAGCGAAGGAACTTGCGCGCCTCGCGCGGGGTCGCATCGATCTTCGCGGCGAATTCGGAAACGGTGAGAGTGGTCATGTCGTGCTCCTTATATCGTATCGATCGTTCGCGGTTGCGATTGATTCGATATGTATATCTTACCACGCATCACCCCCGCGTCAAGGTCAAAAGCGCGATTTTAATAAGTTTTTTTCAGCAACTTATTGCGAGCATAGGAGCGCTCCTGCGGGGGCGGAGAGCACAGCAGATAGCTAGCATACTACCCCCCTCACTGCCTCGCTAGGAAAGCGCTTACCGAGGCGCGGGCATCAGCGGCGTTTTAAGGCGTTCAAACTTCGGGGAGATAGCTAGCTATCTGCTCTGCAGGGCAAGCGCTTACCGGAGTATTCCGCGCGGAGCATATGTGGACGAAACTCCGAGGATCAGACCACGGAAAGCGCTTCCCAGTCGGAGAGGGGGATCGGAGGAACTTCCGAGGGTCCGAGGAGGGAAATCGGTGTCCGATCGGACATACATCCGTTTAAATTACGGAAAAGAGTGTGTGCTGGAAGCTATATACGCGCGCGTGCATGTGCTCATGTGTGCTCTTGTGCGCACGGAAACGTTTGCTCCGCTTCCCGTCCTCTTCTCGTCCTTCTCCCATTACTCTGAGCCCGGCCGAGAAATGAAAATAAATTGGAAGCGACCGGTGTGTCGGAACGCCCATCTTGGCAAGCTACGTTCTTTTCCTCGAGGTCCAACACAGAGTCTTGGTTCAAACCCAAACCCTGAACGTGGTTACAGGTTTTCTCCGCATCCCAATTCCGCGTCATCTCATACTCCGCAGCCCATTCACTCGGATCAACTCAACCTTCACTCCACATCCCACCTACAGGTCACTTACCGGGTCCCCCATCGACTCCAAACCATTCAGCGTAGTGAACTTGGCAATAGCGTTCAACCAAGTCCCCAACCAAACTGCTGAACGTCCACATCCAGAGAATCTCAACCCTCAATTTCTCCTGATCATACAGAGAATCTGGGTCAAATTTCATATAGTACTCCGTTGAGCCATCCGTGCAGCTATCCATCGAGCCCTCCATCAAGCCCCGAGTGTGTCCCCCGGTTGTTGTGTTGGCTGCTGCCGTTAGGCACGCAGACGATACGATCCACTACGGTTGAGTCGGGGCGATTACCGAAGCCTCACTTGCCCTCCGCACATCCGCATATTCCTGCTTACGTTCTCGTGTCAGGTAAGGCCAAAGCTGCTTCATTATCTCGTGCAACTCTTCACCCCAAACCGAAACCCGGGGTACCTGTGCTCCGTCTCGCAATCGCCCTTGAATTTCCAACCCCGTCGCATTCCCGAAGGCATACACCATCTCCATCCGCTTGGCACTAATCAGATCAAAGCGGTAGCTCACGGTACGGCCCGCATTCTTGACCTTAAAGATCTTGGTGTTCGAGAATGTGCCCTGGGTATCCATCACGCCCGCTGCATATGCCGCCTCAGCGACTGTCATCGTCTTCATATTGTCACTTTAATTGCGAAGTTGCATCTAGTCAAGGATTAGGTATTCACGCATGCCCAATTACGATTCGTGCGTGTCGTTCTCAACGAAACGTTGCAGTGTTCGTTCTTAGTAATCACGTTTCGTCTAGTACCTGCATATCGATATGCTGATAAGCTATCGAATGCGATAAAGACATATACCGCGCGTGTGCGCCCGCTAATTGATAATTATCAATACCTCGGGGTGTTGAGATACCGTCCGGAGGGCTGACGCTTCTTTGCCGGCAGGGGCTTGCCCAGTACCCGGTCACGTACCCAGGCGCGAGCGAAGACCTTTACGCTGTCAACTTTCTGGCAGAGCTCATTACCCTGCTCATCCATGCACTTCATTGTGATGGTATGCCCGCCCGTAGTCAGGACGCGGTACATGTGCTTGTGAGTCATAGTTCCCTCGCGTTTAGTAGGTATTCCACACCTTCCGGCATGAGGACATCAACAAGATGGTCGCTCTGTCGGCCTACATGACGGTTGCAGAAATAGCACCAGGTGTGATGCACAGCATGCAACTTAATGATTTCCCTAAGCTCCTCGCGGTCCACTGCATGTCTCCCTGTCGCGCGTGCGCGCATCATATGACCAGCGGTTCGGCGTCAGGCGTTCACCGCAGTCAATGCACTTAATGGTGTTAATAAGAACCCGGCCACCAAAGTTCTTACCTTTATCCCAGTGGTGCTTAGTCAGACTGTCGGCCATGATGAGTCTAGCCTTCTCCGGCAGCAAGGGCGAGCACAGATGGTGGTGACCCGGCCATAGTAAACTTTATGGCCCAGCAACCAGCACTTCCAGCAGCGCCGTGACTTAGTGCGACTCATAGCGCACCCGGTACTTGTCATACCCAACAACTTTGTTGAGAAAGTGAACTTCTTCGTCAAGCCAAGACATCGCCGACTTGGTCCAGACCCCGCCTTTCTTGTGGCGAAACTCAATGATCCGCGTCTGCTGGTAGAGCATGCCGCCCATCAGGACACCTCAAGAATCGCGCGGTCGTTCTCATAGTCATCGAGAACTCCGGTGATGTGCAGAACCTTGCCGTCAGCACCAATAACTTCAAGGTCATAAGTAGATGCGGTGTTCTGCCCGAGCCATTCCCAAAGCTCGCCTGCCTTCATCCCAGCCATCATGCACCCACGTTCAGGTTGAAGTGAACGACGCGGCCATCTTCGAGGTAGACCATGACATCGTTGTCGCTGATGGTGTCAATTTCTTTGACGTAGGTACCAGCGATTGTGTTGCCACCTTCCTCCATGGCGGCAACAAGATGACCTTCGAGCCACTCAATTAGATCGAGCACTGTTGTTCTCCTTTTCGAGTCGAGCCTGCTCCGAGCGATCCTCGGCAATCTTATCGGCGAGTGCCATCAGCAACTCGAGACGAATCTCTGCCGCCTTGATCACCACCGCCTGGTTGGCGATCTGGAACTCAACCGCTGCTTCGGGTGTCGGCTGATGAGCCTTGGTGTACCCGACTTCCCAGTGCGACGCCTTGATGTGAATGCCGCGCACCGAATCTTCATGCACTACGTATGACCGGACGTTCTTGATCTGGTCGGACGGTCGGCTCATTGTTTCTCCTTTGGTGGCCCTGTAATCATGCTATCGCTGCAGCTAGCTCTTGTCAACTGGCAGGGGCTCGACCAGGCTGCCCTTGAGGAACCTCGTGAGGAACGCATTAAAGCACTCGGGGCAGAACAGCCATTCCATCTCGCCGCCCATGTGGGTCAGACGCAAGGTCTCCCACTTTGCCGCGTTCCGAAGACCCTCCTCATAATCGAGAGCCCCATTGTTGAGAATGAGGACTTTCCCACACCGATCACAGGTCATGCGGGTTATGTTCTCTTTCGCCATTGCTTTTCCTTTCGATCATGCGCGAATTCATCGCGAGTCATGCATTCAGTCATCCCTGGGGAGGGCTCAAATCGCCTCAATCGCGCCGATTGATCGATTATGTCATCGCACATTAAGAGCGCCCTGCGATCTTCCAGAGATTGCTGTTATTCGGGAGCTGCTCGCGCTCTACGAGACCATCATTAAACAGCCGCGCAGCCTGCTTGTGTACGCTGCTTCGGTTAATGCCGAGTTCGATCGCAAGCTCCGCCGTTGTCATCCCTGTCGCGCTCTGCGTAAGAGCACCAAGGACTGGGTGAGTTGGCTTCTTGCGTGCCGACTGACCACGCGCAGCTTTAATGGTGCTGGGTGTGGAATCCGATAGCTCTTGCTCATCAGGTCGCCAAGGAGCAACCGTCGGTGTCCAGCCAGTATTGTCGAGGTCCGAAAGACGGTAAGTAGCCGCGGGAACCGTCTTGGACTCAAGATCCATACGGATGTCGTTGATCCCACTACGAGCAAGGTAAATCGAATCTTCAGCCCAGGCATGATTAGCCACCGCCCCGAGCATACGCTGACCAGGCCGCGCTCGTTCAGACTTACCCATATGGTGGATAACTTGAATAGCGACATTGTGCTTCCTGGCGAGGGTTTTAAGCGGCTTGAATATCTTCGTGGTCATTTCCTGCGAGCGGTTCTCATCGACCTCACCCGCGGTCATCATCAGCGTGTCAATGATGAGAAGGCGGTAAGGCTTGTCGTCCATACCTTTCGCGAGCGTCTCGTCCAGCCAGATCTGCCATGCTTCATCAGAGATAACAAGACCTTGTTGAATGTAAGCGTTGATGTCGGGATCGAAAGCCTCGTCCTGCTCAGGAGGTAGCCAATAAAGGCCGGCCGCGTCGCCTTCGTGAACGAGCTCGAATTTATCCGTGGCCTTGTTAACCCAGATCTTTGCCGAGCGGTTCTTGAGTGTAGGCGCAGGATCTTCTTCTTGGATGTAAAGGACAGGACCCGGGTTCTGTACTCTAAATTGCCCGAGAAAGTGTGCCCCCGTAGCGACTGAGAGAGCCAGATCAAGTCCGATCCAGGACTTGTAACACTTGGGCTCACCTGCGATAAAGCCACAGGCGCCTTCGGTAAGGACTCCCTGAACGAGATACTTCGGCTTCTTAATGTTCTTGAGGAGGAAACCAAGACGCGTCGGGTCCGGCCTGATCGCTTCATCTTCGTCGCTGAGAGCACCCTGCGACTCGAGTTTCGCGGTGACCTCTTCACTCCGCTTCGATATCGCCTTGCTTGCTTCAGCAATGAGTCGTCGAACTTCGTCATGCCGGTCTCGGAACTTATTCCAAACAGTCTCGCGTACGACAGATACGATTTCTGCAGTGTTGAGCCCAACGTCTGCAAGGCATCTGATAAGATACCAAAGCTGGTCGGATTTATCCCCACTCGCCTCTCGGGCATTGAGCAACTCCCTCGCCTTGTGGTTGAGCTTCAGTTTAATTCTCGCGATGACCGCGATCCGGTCCACACCATCGATGTCTGCGGCGAGCGCGTCGCTCAGCTGTTCAGCCGCTACTGCAATCTCGGGCAGATCAGCGAAGTCGCCGGGCAGATACCTTGGCCCGTTCGCCCAGAGCACCTTACCCTGAGGATACTGCCCGTTCGCATCGCGGTAGTCAGGTTTGTAGTTCGTCGAGTAGGGCAGTCGCAACAGCTTGGTCGCAAACCAGCCACCAGAGTCTGCCCCGGTGAAGTAGGTCATGCGCTGGTTCTCGTTGCCCGGCCATGTCGCACCGAGGAAGTCGCCCTGCTGTGCTACCCATAGCGCCTGATAGTTGCCCGGGGATGACTCCCATGCGACGGTGGGCGGATACTCATCGAGCGTGTTGGGGTCGACCTTGTCAAGGTCAGCAAAGAGGGCATACTCGGTCATGGCGGTATCTTCACGGCGGATCGGATACTCGTACAGCTGAGTCGACCAGTAGATGTCGTGCTCATTCCGGTCGCTGTTGTGCGCCATGATGTGATTGATAATCTTCTCACGGTCAGCCGGCCAGCGAAACGCGGGGCCCTCGTTGAAGCCCTTACGTCGTATGCCCGTCAGTCGTTGCTTCTTGCGATCGATCCAGGGAAAGAACACATACCCAGCCTGCTTCTTACCCCATGACTGCGATACCAGACGGAGTGCTTTCTCCGCCTCTGCCTTACTGACCATTCTCGGTGGCTTCCCATCCTACATATCGCGGTTGGGGGGTCATTTCAACAAGCGACCCCTGTGACTCAAACGTCTCGTGCGGTTCCTCGGGCTTCGGCTCACGAGTAATATCGATGCTGAGCGAGAACTTAATCCGCATTGGTCAATGTCTCGTTCGGCTTGAGCACTTGAATCGATTCACTTAGTCTTCGGGCTAGCGACAAAATCGCGGCGGTTCT